TGTATTATTGCTCCAAATGCTCTTCTTAAAGGCCATGATGTAGTAGCTACTTCAAATAAGTTTATATAATCAAATGCTGGTCTTCTAATAATAGGTTCTGGTTCAAATACAAAAGAAGGTACTACAGGAGTAGTCTTCTCTATTGGTACTCCTAACCTTCTACCTAACCATGATGCTAGTCTCATTCTTAAACTTTTAGAACTAACCTTTTTTCTTACTGGTGATTTACTTCTAGTTGACATCTATTTTCTACTCTTCTTTTCTATAATGCCAAGGTTTCTTTGGTATACCCAAATACCATTCTTCAAAAGATAAATCATTTTTTACAGTATTTTTAGTAAACACTTCTCTTACTTCCCCATTAAGAAAAGATTCTTCATTTTCCTTGGTATCTTCATCATTATTATTAGTTTCTGCTTCTTCCTCTATCGTATCTCTACAACTTACACAGTACCACTTCTGTACATGCTTCATTCCACCAGTAGGACATTCATCTAAAATACCTACTGGAAAAAGTACATCAAATACTTCTCCACAGCTATCACATAAACCTTTATCTAAGCCCATAAGAAGGGCCTCCTTTTATTTACCTTCTTTTAGAGGAGAGCCACCAAATTTAGACATGTATAGTTTTCTATCTCTGTCAGCTTCTCTCTTTCTAGCCTTTTTACATTCTTCAAATGTTTTACTAGTATCATATAGAAATTCATAGTTATTCTTCTTTAACACATTATAGATTCTACTTATTGGTACAAAGTATCCCATATGAGTAATAGGATCTGCACTAAAGCCAGATATATTAACTGTTATTCTAGCTGGCATACCTAGAAACTCAAACCTATCTCTTTTCTTAGAGTACCTAAATACTGATCCTCCTGAATTACCAAATATTGTAGGTGCTACTGACATCCAATAGTCATATTCATCTATAATTTCATTCATAAAGTCTATCATCCCCTTTGTAGTAATTGGTTCATGAGCCATAGCTGCTCCACATGCATATACTGGATCAAATACATGTACTTCATCTATTTTATCTTTTGGATAGAGATAAGCTACAAACTTTATAGGAGCGTTTCTTTGTAGTTCTAATAGAGCTATATCCTGTCTTTCATCATAACACTTAATATCTGCTCTATAAGAACCAGCTAATCCTTTAGCATAAGATAGTTTTTCATAATAAAAGAATTGTACTTCTACTGGTGATCTTATTTCTCTTTTAACATCCATTCCTACTTTTTGATCCCATAGTTTTTCTACTTTAATATTATCAGCTACTACGTGGTGACATGTTAATACATAAGTATGATATTTGCCTTCTTTATCTTGCTTAGAATAAACTACTGTTCCACTTCCCCAAGCTGACTTTGCTCTTATTCTTACTGTTGGCCAGATTATCTCTTTATGTCTCTTCTCTATTTCCTCTATACTATAATACTCAGGCATTTAATAACCTCTATATAATATATAATACAACCGTTAGTATAAATATATTATTCTCCAAAAGTGTTATTTAAAGCTATAACCAAGGTATTTTATTTACCCTAAGTTACAACCTTTCCTAAAAACAAATTAGTCAGGATTGGAGGTCATCTTTCCTCCCATGTCTTGCTTATGGGTTATTACTCCGTTCCTCAACTTAAGTATACTTAACCATTACTTATAAACCTTTCTCTTTTTTAAAACATTCACTACAAAGATGTTTAGACCACCAAGGAGGTATAAGATTGAAACATCTTGAACATATACGACTTTCTTTAACCATTATATCTACCTCCTAAAAATCAACATAAGTTACTCCTGTTTTATGTGACTTTTCCTTAAATGCATATATGGCAAGAGCAAGTGAAATTGGATAATCATCATGCCTACCTTTTACCTTGGGTGCTAAAAGCTTAAGAGTATGACCTGTATACTTACGTTCTAGATCTAACATCTGATCTATAAACCTACTCTTCTCCCTCTTATACTTAGTATGCTTAGAGAAAAATACTCTATCATGCTGAAATTCTCTATCCATGCCCTTATACATTTCATCATTTTCTTTTAATGAACCATAATAACCATCTACTCTAGCCCAAGCTTCTTTCTTTATATTGCCCTTCTCATCCTCTACTTCATCCCATAATCTTTTCTTTAACATGTCAAATAAAGCTACTCCTAATCCTGGTTTATCTACTAGTCCAAACCTTAAAGGAGCATATTGCTTAAGAAAATATATTATTCTAGGTATTTGAATTTCAAAGTCTAAACCTTCTACTTCCATCCATCCTAGTATATGAATTTCTGTTCCATTAACCTCTATTACTGTCACTACTGTACTGTCTCCTGCTCTAGCTACATCTATACCAAAAAACCTTAATCTTTCTTTATTCCACTTATAATCTACTTCTTGATTAACTATCTTTTCCCATCCTATAAACTTAAGTGTTGCTCCTACCCATTCTAATCCATATTGAGTTCTAAACTCTACACTATCTTCTCCTAACCTAGTTCTTTCCTTGGCTACATATCTTCTGTAAGCTACTGAATATTTGGATGCTTCTTTCCAATTTACTAGTTCTACATAATTAGCTGTACTTTTATTCTTCTTAGGATCATCACTCCATCTTTCTATTGCTTCCCTAAAGTATTCATTCTTAAAGTAAGGTGATGTTGTACCAGTTAATACTCTTACTCCTCCAGTTGTTGCTCCCATAGGAAATACATCATTCTTAAGCTTCATAGCATTAATTAATTCTGACTGTTCTATAATAAGTAAGTTCTTTAAGAGATTTATATCTTTCTCTTAATCTATTCCTAGTTACGTGAGTAATCATACTTTCTACTGGGGCAAATAATCCACCTTTAAATTCTTGTTCTAAAAATATTAAATAGAAAGTACCTAATGCTAAAGTAGTATCTGCTACTGTTTCTGTCTTGCCTGATTGTCTACACCATAAACTTATTATTTCATTACCTAATGCTCCCATGCTAAGAGTATATTCTATTATCTTATTACTTAATGGCAATTGATATTTTCTTAATTTGATCTTAGCTCTTCTAAGTAGTATATTTCTCCAATCTTTACATGAATCTATTATATCATAAATATTCTTAGAATGGACAACTTTAATCTTAAGAGCCTGTATTTCATTCATTATCTACTTCCCCCAAGTCTTTCAATAGTTCCTTTGACCATACCTCTCATATTTTTCATTTTGTTTTTCTTTACATAATTCTATTCCGTTTGCACAACATTCTTCAAATCTTGGGCAAGTTCTACATTTCACATAATCACCACGATATTCTCTTCATCATATCTCCATGTCTACACTTTCGACATATTTTATACTTCTGTTCTACTTCTTCATCAACAGTATCTTCACATACTTTACACTTAAACTTCATCTATTATCCCTCTCTTGTTTCTGGACAATAACCATATAAACTACATTCTTCACAATCTTGACCTTGTTCTTTTAATGAACAATGCATCTTTTCTTTCTCCTTTTATCTTCATAATAATCAAGTAATTTAGGTATTAAACCAAGAAAGATACAAAGGCATACTATTGATAGGAAGACTAATTCATTACTCATTTATTTTCCCTCATTTAAAATTTCCTCTAATTTATAATTACCTAAATCTTTACTTCTACTATGATACTTTTTCCATCTTCTTTTAAACCATCTTTTTTTCCAATAATCCATAATATCATCAAATGATCTATCTATATAATTAGGTTCACAATTTTCTAATGATTTTAATATTTGATTATTATTAATCAACCAACAAAAATAAACTCCTCTTTTATTTCCTCCTGGTGACAATATATCTTTAACAGTTAACCCTAAAAATCTAGAAACTTTACCTAATTTATGTGTTATAACAAATGTCTGTGTAATTTTTTTATGTGGTAAAGATAAATTAAGATCATTAAATAATTCATCAATATATCTTCTTGTAGAAGAAGATAAATGTATTGTACTCTGAAATCCTTCAGTTAACCCCAAATAGTTCCAATTTGCTAAATTTGTCGTAGGATCATTTAATCTGTCATATTGTATAGACTTCCCATATAAACTAGTAGTTGTTATTCCATAAATAGGAGAATCATATACCTTTTGATAATCTTCTATTATATTATTAGAAACAGAAACAAGAGCCAATAATTTTCCTCCTGTAAATAAACTGAATGGATAGACTCCTACACAAACAAACATATTCATTAAATAATTTATCCTTTTCAATTTCTCTTGAATAGACATATTTTTAATACCTAAAAATACATTCCTAGGATTTAAATTTAATAAATCTGAACCTAATCCTATAATACCAAATACTTTTTCTTCATCTTCATCCATTAATAAGTATTTTAACTGTTTACCTACATATCCTGTCCAAGGTGCTGAACTTACAATGACTCTAACATATCTCCATAATTCTTTCTCATCTTTTGTTTTACATCTTTTTAACACAAAATTAACTTTATTCAAGGGTAAATCTCTAAAATCTAAATAATGAAAATATTTTTCTTCAAAATTTAAAAATGTTTTAACTTTATCCTTCAACCCACAACATTTACGTTTTACTAAAGCTTCTCTAATTGTAGATTTAACATCTGTAGTACTAGAAAATCTATTAATATCCTCAATTATACACTCTTTTAATAAATTAAGTTTGGTGCGGATGGTTGGATTTACACCAACGTCTTCTAACTGGATATTAGATATTCTACATTTCTGAACTACATCCGCTTTTTTTCGACTACTACATGATTTTTTATATGTACATACCTTATCCGATATTCTATAAGAACATTCCCCTTTAAATGTGCATATAAACATTATTTTCTCCTCTTCTATTCATCGTCTAATTCATTGCCCCAATTTCTATAATAAATAATATTCCTAATAGAAATGACTGCCCATAAAATGTCTAATACTAATCTACTCCAAGTATTAAAAATAATATCATAAATTGTAAGAATTATAGCACCTAAAAAATTTAAATAAGCTGCTCTAAGTTTCTTN